GGCAACTACAGATTGGGCCAGATACATCCCCATCAGGCACCAAGGCGGCGGTAACCTAGACGAAAAACAAGTTAACAAGTGGCTCAAAAAGATATTCGACTGCCCCGCAGATAAAGTCATGCACAACGCTCAATACGACCTCGGCTGGATCAAGCGCATGGGCTTTGATGTAAAGGGCCGCGTAATCGACACGATGGTTGTGGCGTCCCTGCTTGATGAAAACCGTAGAAGCTTCAGTCTCAACAACCTCTGCTACGAACTACTGGGCATAGCCAAGTCAGAAAAACTATTAAACGCCGCCGCGGTGGAGTTTGGGTTCGATGCCAAAGCAGAAATGTGGAAGATGCCCGCAATGTTTGTCGGGCCTTACGCACAGAATGATGCAGAGATTACACTTAAACTGTGGGACTACCTGTCTGTACAAATCAAACAGGAAAACCTTGAGGCCGTTACAGAACTCGAACTGGACCTTCTGCCCTGCCTTGTAGACATGACATGGCGCGGTATCCGCGTTGATATGGACAAAGCCGAAATAACGCGGAACGCAATCCTAAAGCGTGAGAAAGAAGTACACAAAGAAATAAAACGTATCTCCGGCTGCGACATAGAAATCTGGGCCGCGGCGTCCATTGCCAAAGCCTTCGATAAAATGGGCATAGAATACTTTAAAACAGAAAAAGGCTCTCCGTCCTTCACCAAGAAGTTCCTGTCAGAACATCCCGATAAGTTACCTAAACTGATCGTAGAAGCGCGAAACCTCAACAAAACGTCAGGAACGTTCATTAACAACATCCTGACCTTCTGTAACTCAGATGGACGTATACACAGCCACATAAACCAAATCAGATCAGATGACGGCGGTACAGTGTCTGGGCGGTTCTCCATGAATAACCCAAACCTACAACAAATCCCCGCCCGTGACCCCGAGATAGGACCAATGATCCGGTCCCTGTTTCTGCCAGAAGAAGGCGAACAATGGGCCGCTATAGATTACTCCCAACAAGAACCGCGCATCTTGGTTCACTACGCACACGTATTTGGTAAAAGCCAGAACAGAGTGCTAGGGGGCGTCACAGAGTTTATACAAAGCTACAATGACGATCCGCGAACCGACTTCCATACAATGGTGGCAGAAATGGCGGGAATCCCGCGTAAACAAGCGAAGACCGTGAACCTCGGTATCATGTATGGCATGGGCGTGGGTAAGCTGGCGATTGAGCTTGATCTGCCCGAGGAACAGGCCAGAAGCCTGATTAACCAGTACCATGAGCGGGTGCCGTTTGTAAAAGAACTGATGAAGGGCGTACAAAGTCACCTCAGTCAGAAAGGAAGCCGAGGCCATGTGAGGTCCCTACTGGGCCGCAAATGTCGGTTTGAGTTGTGGGAACCAAAGCAGTTTGGAATGTTTAAAGCGTTGCCGTTCGAGCAAGCGGTGTTAGAACACGGTAAGCACACTCCGCTGGTCAGAGCGTACACCTACAAAGCCTTGAACAGGCTGATCCAAGCGTCCGCCGCGGACATGACCAAGAAAGCTATGGTCGATCTGTACCGAGAAGGCTATCTGCCCATGCTGCAAATACACGACGAACTGGCTATGTCAGTAACGTCCAGAGAACAGGCAGAAAAGGTTGCACTAATCATGCAAAATGCTGTACCATTGGAGTTGCCAAGCCTTTGTGACGTTGAGTTGGGTCCGTCATGGGGCGAAGCGGTATAGTCTGCTCTTCAACTCCCCCGCTTTGGTTCAGCAAGGCGGGGGTTTTTTGTTGTGTATCAAGTGTTTATCCTATATAGTCCCAGAAACTCGCACAAAGGCGCATAAGATGGATACTACAAAATGGAAATCAGTCCTCGTTCCGGTCGAAGTTTACCGCGAACTGAAGATTCTATCGGCTATCGAAGGCCGCACAATCAGCGGACAGCTACGCTTCATGTTTGACCAATACAGCAAACTGAAGTCTGTTCGAAATAAGCTCAAGCAACACTACGAAGAAGCTTGACCACTCCCATATTATCGCGTATGTAATATGTATCTCCTCATGAGATATTGATGTTTGTTCTCCAATAAACATTGAACCCTCACCGATCACAGGCGGTGAGGGTTTTTTCTTGTCCAATTAATCACGCTAGCGACGTTAGCGTGACGGATTTAAAAAACCTACGACTAAGGGTCTATTCAAGTATTTATTATCTGTACTTGACTATCTCGTATAGTTGGTTTATCTTAGCTTTACTCAAACAAAGGGGAACAAACATGAGCTATAAGATAGAAAAAAACATCCCCCTTCCCGCGTCACAGCGGAGAGGGAAGTTCGCCATCCTAGAGGATTTGGAAATTGGCGACAGCTTCCACGTTGCAGATGTTACCGCGCCAGCGGGCATCTATTCAAAAGCAGAAAGCCTCGGGATCAAAGTAACCGTGAGAAGCATCCTACACTATGGCGGCGGCTTTAGAGTTTGGAGAATTGAATGAGCGATAAAGCTTGGCACATCAGCTACCTGTCCGCTATCGTCGGACCGTGCGCCGCAACCACAGATGACGGTTGTATGGCGTGGGAAGACGAGGAAAAAAGTGGCTTTGTTATGCGCCTACTTGATAGGGATAATGACGCCAAAAACCTCCTACTCGTTATTCAACCAGAAATGAATGAGTTGGCGATTTACACCCTGACAGGATACTGCGTGGCAAACGATCTGCCGTACATGATTAAAGATTGGGATACCCTGTCCGCAGAAGGGCAAAAAGAAGCCCAGAAAACTAGACACTGATGACAAAGTGGGAGTTCAATATGATCCACCGCGACGAGTACGAACGCGTGTGCGAGGAAAACAGGCGGTTGAGGGAATTGGTGAAAGCCAAATCCCCAATGGCGATGATGCAAATGCTTAAACGGTTTCTGGGAGGGAACTATGGACTTACTGGTACTGGAACAGTGGAAGACCCTAGCGAAAATAGAAAACGCCAAAATGCTGGAACCCTACGAGGGCCAAAAACCTAATTACGGTATCATCAAAAATAAGATCAAAGGCGGCGGACCGCGGCTCTCGGAAATTAACCGCTCACTCGCCGCACAAAAACTTCTGGAAATGTCCCAAAAAGGTTATACTCTGGAAGAAGCCGCCGTTGAAACAAACTCCCCAATAGAGAAGGTTCTAGGCCGCGCCAGACGCTATCAAATCACGTTTAAAGGACAGGAGGAGCTTTTATGAGTAATCACCTATCAGAAGTGGCAGAGGGCATCATACAGGCTTGCCCAACGCAGCTTAACCCCGATGAAATGTCTACCCTGATTGCGTACATGATATGGTCATACGGAATGCAAGGCGATTGGGACGATATGCTGCCCAAAATCGTGCGCTGCATAAATTTGGATGATGGACACGCCCGTATCGTCAGAGTGGCTAACAGAGACGCTAACAAGTTTCTGGATAAAGTGCTGGGAGACGTTAGCAATGCCCGACGCAGTTAAACTTTTCTCCGAAATTGATCAACAGTTTCTCGAACTAGAACGTCAGTTCGAGGTTATTCAAAAACAAAGGAAAGAAATAGAACTATGCAAGAAGAAGACATTAAACGTATCCAAAGAGACCTCAATCCAGCACAACAAGCCGAATTAAAGTTCCTCCGACGAGAAGTCGATAGATGCCAAGATGCGCGGTTCGTAAAAGAACCACTCCCCAACGCCAACCAAAACTACTGGGCCGCAGCAGAAGAACTCGACCGATACGTCAGGAGCCTTCGTAATGATGGATACTGGATTTAAAACCATAATCGAAGTGATGAAACAAGGATCGTGGCTCACGGACCTAGAAGTGGCAGAGCGGGCCAAAATGAAACTAGATGCCGCGCTCTACTACCTTAGACGATTAAGGCGCTTGGGTCTGGTAGTGAGCGAATGGGTTCACGGACAGCGGGTCTGGGGTGTTCTTAACTGCACTTGACTTTCTTCTATACTTATGGTACTGTGTAAGAGTAAATCTTATGGAGAACACAATGGGTATAACATCAATGATAGACAGGGCTACGGCTCAGGTTGAAATTGTCACAACAGACAGGGGAGACACGTTTGATATGACAGACGTGCAACGGGATCAAAAACCTCACCGCACGATAGCCCTAGCTACCTTCTATTGGGAAGCAGACGAAGATTGGACAGAATTTGCCCGACGAGTGGCCTCAGTAGGTGATCGTATGTTTATGGAGTTTGATGACGAAAGCTCCGTTACACAATACATTCAGTTTAAAACAGGGGGAGTACTATGAAAGCCCGAATAAACATCACACAACGAATGCTCAACAAAAGCATCATAGACGCCAATAAAAGCGTCGTAGCGTTCGTTAGAAATTGCTACCCAACACTGGGGTACGACTTCATAGAAAATGGGGGCAAAAATACCCTAGTGGCGTACTATGACGATGGTCACCAATATACACCGACAAGCATACGATTGTACCGCAGACCGCGGGGCGATAAACTGTTGTCCGTTTGGGGGCTGACAAAACGCGCCAACGCCGGAAACGTTATGACGTTCGAGCATGACAAGGAAAGCAACAGAATAATCGTTCGGCTCGAACTGGGGGAACCACCAAAAGAAATCAATCTAATCGAATAGGGCGGGTTTAGGGGTTTTAACCCGTCCTAGCGCAGGGAGCGGTCGCTTAACACTCTCACGCGGTAGGCCATTTTGACATAGTAGTGGCAGGACCGCGGATCAGGCTCTCGTCTTAATTTAGGCGGGAGCCTGTTTCTTTGGTTACGCGTATACTATACCCTCCCAGAAAAAAAAAAAAAAAAAAAACGAAAAATATAGGCGTAACCGGTGTTATAAAAGTAACCGCGTTGTAATCAAAAGAAAAAACGGGGAAAAACGGTTACATTTTTGGTTACACCATACTAAAGATAGGTGTAACTTTGGCGCTTTTTTGGCCCAAACGGTTAAGCAGCCTTCTGCGTTAAGCCAAATCTCCACGAAAAAATGTAACAAAAGTTTCTCTGGCGGGGTATAATATATGTTGCTAAAAGGTATTGTATAGTTATTTGCAGTGGAGAGAACCGTGCCGAAAAAAACAAACGCTGATCTTGCAAAACTCCCCAAGCCTTTGAGGATTAAAGCAAGGCCCATTCCTAGAAAGCATACCGGACTAGCCGTGGATAAAGAGGCTAATCGTTCTGATCCCCGAGGCGCGAAGTATAAGACAGCGGACAGCCCTTTGACACGTAAGCAGGAACTTTTTGTAAAAGAGCTTGTAAGCAACGACGGTATGATAACTTACAAGGAAGCCGCTATTCGAGCGGGCTACCCCGAGAGTTCAGCCCACACCCGTGCATATGAGTTGACCAATCCCCATAAATGCCCGCATGTTGTGGCAGCTATCCGGCGGTATCGAAACGAATTGGATGAACGTTTTGCCATCAACTACAGCAGACACGTTCGAGACTTGCAGAAAATCCGTGACGTGGCCCTCGAAAACGGGGCGTACAGTGCCGCGGTGCAGGCCGAGTATAGACGGGGACAGGCGCAGGGTGATATATACGTTAGCAAGGCGGAGATCAGACACGGCAGTATCGACAACATGGATAAGGAGGAGGTGATGAAAGCGTTGAAGGAACTAAAGGAATCCAATGGCTCAGACATTATCGACATTACCCCAACCGAAGATTCCGACGGAAGCGGCGTTTTATCAACAGTTGAGGACAGCCGCGAAAAAGGTTAGGCCCCAGTTAAGCCTGACTAGAATAGAAAACTCTGTTGGTCAGGGTATACCCGACCTTATGATCTGCGACGAACGCGGGCTTTTTCATTTTGTAGAATTAAAGTTTTGCAAGGCCAACGCGGTTAGGTTAAGCCCACACCAAGTTTCTTGGCTTACGAGGCACCGACACAGTAGTAGTTGGATATTGGTTAAGCAGCATCAGAATTGGGGAAAGAAACCCGTTGTTCTTTTGTATCGCGCAGATCAGGCTATCGCGGTTAAAACAGACGGCCTAAAGACCGATCCGGTGTATGAAGGCACCAATCCTTTTGATTGGCCTGTTCTTTTCGACTTGATTTCTCCCATATAATCGCATATACTCTAAGGGTTAGCTAAATGGAGAACATGCTATGAGTTTAAATTATGATTTATGCGGTGTAAAAGCCGACTACAAAGACGACGCCGTCTGGCCTATCACCAGTGCTTTAATCTGGGGCACTATGTCGGTTGGCTTAAATGCGATTACAGAAAAAAATTGGGAAGAGTTTTACGTTCGTTGTCACGCTATTGAAACGATCCACGGGGCTTGGCTTCGTGATAAGGATTTAAAAGGCCGACCGATTACGGCAGAGGATGTAAGAAGCCACGTCGGATTGCACACCAATGCAGACACTCGAACTAAGGCCCAGTTCCAGAAAGACATTTACAGACGTTTTGTGGATCAGGCTAACCGCAACATAACGCTGGATTTAAAAACCACCGAAGAAAGGGAGAATGCCTAACCGATGTTTATTTTTGAGTTGATAGGTCGATTGCTTTACGGCAGCGATTACGAGGAATTGAGCAAAAGAGCGAACCGCAAAAAACCAACGCGAAAACGCCGCCGATAGAACTGTAGAAACTGCCCGCTTTACACGCGGGCCTTTTTCTTTTATAGGTATGGGACATTGTATAGATTGGAGAACGAAACAATGAAAACTTGTTATAAACCTTGGATGAAAGACTTAAAGGGTTGGAGGTTCAGCCGTGACGGTCTAATGACGCAAGAAACCGCGAGAGATCAGCGAGAGTCCAACACAACAGGTTCATATTGCGTCTGGCTCAGTAGAGAGTTGAAGAACTGTCCGAGTGATAGATTGCGCGATGAACGAGTAAAACGCGAATGTGAGAAGCGCGGTTTTGTATTTCCATATGTTGAGGATTAAAAATGCTAAAAACTGTTGAATATAGCCGCGCAAAAAAGACGAGGGGAATTGCCGTCACATATAGGGCGGGCGACGGTAGCAATTACGGAACTTGCCCCGCCAGTTGTGAATTGAACCCGAGCGGGTGCGGGTCGTCAAAAATTGATGTTGATTATCTTGACGCTGTTTTAGATGCCAAACCAGTCAAAGGTGTATCGTTCACCTATTCGCATTTTTCTCCCCTTCACTGGAAACGAAAACTTGCGGCAAATAAAACCGTGATAAACTATAGCGCAAAGACCGCAGAAATCGCGGCAAAGTTTATGCGGTTTAAGGTGCCTTGTGTTGTGACAGTTGGGGAAAAATTCTGGCAGGGTAAAAAGAAACAATCTGTTGATGGTGCCTTAATTGTACGTTGTCCCGCCGAAACAATCGCGGGGTTTAGTTGCGCCGATTGCGGCAATGGTGATCCATTATGCGCTAGGCTCAAAAGAACTTTTGCAATAGGCTTTACAGCACATGGCGCAAGTAAAAATAAAGCCGCTGATCCGGATATAGCGGGCGGTTGTTATGCCAGTGGGGGAAACGTCGCGCTTCACTGGACCGTGACAGCCGCGCAGGATCAGGACGAAACCGACGGGGATAAGTTGCGCCGCTTTGTTTCTGGCTTGCCGCCACGTTCAATAATCCGGCATCATATTGCAGGCGATATTGGCGAGGAAACGCACGATTAGAAATTTCCGCTTGATTATGTATGCGTGTTTCTATATGTAATGGGGCGGGGCAATCCTGCCCCTTTAACTTTGGAGAACGTAAAATGTCACATTCGATTGAAAACTCTAACAACAGTCTAACCCAGCTAATGCAACAAGTCCAAGATCAAGCCGCCCGCAAGGCTGATTTTTTGACACCTACATCAGATTTGCAGAAAGTAACCAACGCGGAAACACGCGAACCGGAATTGATTATTGAAGCAAAAGGCGGCGAACCTACCCGCCACTTAAAAATGAATAGCGTTGCTTTCCAACAACTAGCCGCGCATTGCGACATTGAGGCCCGCACGGCCCGCCGCCTTCAAACACATTATCCTTTTGAGTTTGACAACCTGATTAACGCTCACTTTGATCAAGAACCAAAGCGCAAGATGTTGCGAACTTTTTTGGACACCGACGAAACGAACGGCACCGCCCGAGCGTTGCTTTCCGACAGGTTTAAGTGTTTTGACAACGAGAATATGATTGAGACTATTTTGCCCCCGTTGATGGAAAACGACGCCCAGTTACAGGTCGTGAACGCAAAAATTAGCGACTCTAAACTATACATGAGGTTTAAAAGCCTTGTTCACACCGGAGCGGGTGCCAACGTCCAAGATATTATGGCGAATGGTGTAGGGTTTTCCAACAGCGAAACGGGGCAGGGATCAGTCACAGCGTATCAACTGTTTTGGACCTTAGCATGCCTTAATGGCATGCAAACCGAGAACAAAACTCGGAGCAGCCACATCACCAGCGCGAGGGATAGTGACGATTGGGGCTTGTTATCGGGAGAGGCGCAGGAAGCCGACAACCGCGC